ACCTACGGTTTCCCCTATAACCCCATCCCTTTATAAAAATGGATTATATCCTTCACATTTAAAGGAGGGATCTTAAGGGAACCTTGGTTCCCTTAACGAAGTTGGAGAAAAGCGGCACGAACCGTTTTTTGTTTTTCTTCGTACTCTTTTTGCAACATGTAGTCTCGGTGCTGTTTGTTCATAATTATCTGTTCCTTTTCTTTCTGTTGTCTTTCTAAAAGAGTTGCCGACTCTGCTTTTGACAACGGCGCATTATCGCCACGTTCTCTCACGAATTGATCCACCGTTTTGTATTGCGGTCGATTGTTAAAGTCCGCTTCTGACACCGCAAACACAGTTTGGTCCTTATGAACCTTGCGCAAATCGTCGAACTTTAATTTACTAAAAACGTCGCATGCCACATATTCGTCGGTGGATTCGTCGTCGTCGAAATAACTCGTCCCCCCGCCACTCTGCATTTCTTGGACACCTTTATAAACCATTAATGCGGCTTGTTTCTGTTTAATTAAATCCAGTTCGGACCCCATGTTTTTGGGATTGACTTGCCTTTTACTAAAATCATCCATGACGGGTTCGTCACGCCGGAACCACTCGTATCTCGAATTATCCGTTTTTTTGGTCATATTTTGGTCATACAATTCGTTAAATTTGGTATTTGAAACTTTTTTAGAAACATCCGTACCCAAATCGGTTTCGTTGTTGCCGATTGTTCCATGTTGTTCCACATTTGGAGTATATTTTTTTGGCGCTCCTTTGGAATCATTTATTTTTGATTTTTGCTTGTATATGTTCAATATAATTTCATACGCTTGTTTGTAAAAATGAAAATAGTTCGCAGGAAGACGTGATTTATCCGGATGAATCATCAGGACTTTCTTTTTTGCACTGTGCATGGAGTCTTCTGTTAAGTCGTAGTTCAAATTGAAAAGACCAAAGATTTCTTCTAAAGAATATGTATTTATATCAAGATTGTGTAAAGATGCCATTTATTATATTTATAGTATTTTATTTAAACATTTTAACGTTTCATTTACGACGATATCACAGTAAATAAATTATTTGTAAAAAATGCAAGTTCGATGGAATCTTCATGAACTTTGTGAAAAATAGTTATATACTTACAGAGAAAGGGCAGTATTTTGTATTTTTCGGCTTCTTTTATTTTCATGGTGTTTTTGATATATGTGAAAAAATAATCAAGGATGTCGATGACTGAATATCCGTGTTCATAGATTTCATATAATATTTGGATTGCTCCATTTAAATCCCGCCCTTTCAATCGGTCGATGTAGTTATCAAATTGCTGGTAGGATATGTTCGAACACAGTTTGCATACTAATTCCGCATTCACGGGTTGTTTCAGTATGTATATTTTTTCTAAATGGTTGATTAAAATGCGAATGGAGTTGTTGCTGATATTTAATAAAATTTTTTTAGCATCTTCATCAATGGTTAAATGCTCATTTTCAATGATTTTGTTCATGGTGGTTTCTAAGTTGGCAGCAGTGGTTTTGTTGATTTTCAATATATGCAACCGGGACTGCAAACTTTCATTCACTTTTTGAATATTGGTGCATACGGATATGAAATGAATATTTTTAGAGTATTTGTCAATGTAGTTGCGAAAAACTTGTTGGCTCTGTTCGTTTATAATATCAATATCATCTACGACAATTATTTTTTTTTTCCCCGGAATATTTGATTTTGATTGGCAAAATGTTTTCATTTCGGTTCTGAAAAATTGGATGCCTTGCTCTTTCAAATTATTAATAAACATGATATTGTGTTCTGGAAAAATTGCGGTTTTATTCATTCCATAATATTCGCGAATAATTGCATAAATCAACGACGTTTTTCCAGAACAAGAATTTCCAACAATCAATAAATTTAAATCATCTAATTCTTGTAAAGTATTCAATACCAATAAATGGGATGGTTCAAAATAAAAATCTTGAATAAAATAAGGTTTATATTTTAATATGAAAGTATCTGGATCCATTTAAATAAAATAGGAAACAATGTTTTATATGCATTTTTTTTATTTGTAAAAAAATTTATATGCATTTTTTTTGTATGCATTTTTTTATTATTTGTAAAAAAATTTATATAAAACAATTGTAAAATTACTTATATAATATGCCAAACCATTATGAAACGTTGGGGATTCCCAAAACGGCAACGGAAAAAGAAATCAAACAGGCATTTCGTGCCTTGTCTATGAAATTTCATCCAGACAAAGTAAAAACAAAATCGCAAGAAGAACAAAACGAAGCCAATCAGAAAATGCAAGAAATTAATTCTGCCAACGAAGTTTTAAGCGACCCTCAGCAAAGAGAAATCTATGACATGGAAGCAAATGGAAACCCTTTTATCAACCACCCGTTCGGCAATCCGTTTGCCAGCCCGTTTGCTGGCAATCAAAACATGCATTTTGCCCCCGGAGTGAATATTTTAGAAATGCTTTTTGGACAAGGAGGCGCAGAAATGCATGGAATGCATGGAATACCCGGAATGCCCGGAATGTTTTTTCAAAGACATATTCAAAAACCAGAACCCATTGTTAAGGTGATTCACATCACTTTAAAACAAGCATATACCGGAACATCCGTTCAAGTTGATTTTGAAAGGTGGATTCAAGAAGAAGAATTAAAAATCAATGAAAACGAGACGATTCATATTAATATTCCACAAGGAATTGATGACAATGAAACGATTTTAATACAGGGTAGCGGAAATATTATTAACATGGGTGGTAAATCCCTGAAGGGCGACGTGCATATTCAAATTCACGTTTCCAACGACACCGAATTCAAAAGGAACAAAAACGATTTGTTTTACAAAAAAACAATTACGTTGAAAGAAGCGTTATGTGGATTCAAATTCAAACTGGATCATTTGAACGGGAACCAGCTTGGATTGAATGTAAATATTGTATTATTCACGGGCGCAAAACAAGTTTTTAAAAATTTGGGAATGGTGAGAGAAGGAATTACCGGAAATTTAGTTTTGGATTTTGAAGTTAAGTTTCCAGAAACATTAACCCCTGAACAAAAAGATGCGATATCCAATATTTTATAAAATTGAACTCTTTTTTATACTAGTTATTCCTGTATAAAAATTATTATTTCTTATAAAATGGATATTATTAAATCTACGCTAAAAACGATATTATCGCCTACCGGAATTGTCATGTGGATATTGTTGCATTTTGCAACGCCGCATATGTACATTTACTTCTGCACACCCGCAACTTTTATGGGGTTTGTGGCGTCGCCTTTCATTGCAACCGCTCCGCATTGCATTGCACTTCGATGGTGCATATACAACAGTGGAAATGTGATTTCAACCATGTGGATGCTTATTGGTGCATGGTGTGTTCGCAAATTGTTGAATCAAAATGAAAATAAATAAAATTTTGAAAAAATTGTTAAATGAATTGTTGAAAATAAATAAATAAATAAATAAATAAAAATAAATAAATAAAAATAAATAATAAATAAAAATAAATAAATAAAAATAAATAAATAAAAATAAATAATAAATAAAAAAAAGAAAACAATTTGTTTTTTTTATTTCCTGGATTTCCTGGATTTCTTGGATCTCTTAGATTTCTTGGATTTCCTTGATTTTACACGTCTTCCGCCCATTCCCATCATTTTGTTCGATTCCATCTGATCCATTCCGGTTGCAGTACCTGCAGACGGTAGTTCATAAATTTCAAAATCCGCGGCATCAGTTAATATATATGTATCACTTTTTTCCGCAGGTTCTACCTTCATGTTAATGATACCCCCCTCAGCACACTTAAAATTTATATTCTTAGGACTAAGTGCGCATTCACAACCTAAATAAACTTTTTCATTTGATTTTCCTTTGCCAGCAATTACGTTGTATCTTTTGTCCTTGTGGAATGTTTCTGAGAGTTTTGTACTCGTTAATGGTATAGTTAAATCAATTTTCATATCTGCCATTATATATAAATTGTATATATAAAATTCCGAATTCAAATATTCCTAAATTCAAAAATCACATGTCAATTCAAAAACATTTCCCGCAACTTCTTTATTTGCCATCGCATATTCTGAAACCGTGCGTTCAAAAAAATTGGACTTGCTTTCCAAACTAATCAGTTCCATAAAATCAAAAGGGTTTGAACTGTTGTACAATTTTTCAATTCCAAGTTGCAGACAAAGACGGTCGCCCACAAATTCAATGTATTGGGACATCAATTTCCCATTCATTCCAATCAACCGGCACGGCAACGATTCCGTAATAAATTCCTTTTCAATCTCCACCGCCTCCCTCACAATCTCCGCAATCTTGGATTTATCTATTTTTTCATATAATTTTGTATAAAGAAGAATCGCAAATTCGCTGTGGAGCGCCTCATCTCTGCTAATAAATTCATTCGAAAGAGTCAATCCCGGCATGAGACCACGTTTCTTAATCCAGTAAATTGCGGCAAAACTGCTGCTAAAGAAAATACCTTCGACGCAAGCAAACGCGACCAGACGTGTTGGAAACGTTTCGTTGCTTGCTTCGTATCCAATCCACCGTCTCGCCCAGTTCGCTTTCTTTGCAATGGACGGGCACGTCTCGATCGCATTGAACAACTTGTGTTTTTGCGCCTTATCTTTGATATAGGTTTCAATGAGCACACTGTACATCTCGGAATGAATATTTTCCATTGCAATCTGGAACCCATAGAAAGCACGGGCTTCCGAAAGTTGGACATCCGCCATAAACCGCGTTGCCAAGTTCTCCATGACAATTCCGTCACTGGCCGCAAAAAATGCTAGAACCATGGAGATGAAATGTTGCTCATCCTGCGAAAGCTTCGCCCAATCGCCTAAATCTTTGGACAAATCAATTTCCTCAACACGCCAAAAACAATCGACCTGTTTCTTGTACATCTTCCAGATGTCTTCGTCTTGAATTGGAAACATCACGTAGCGAGAGGTGTCTTCTTTCAAAAGGGGGTCCGTCATTTTCTAATAATATACAATGGTAGATTTTATATTATTTGGATATAAACAAGAATATTATTTCTATATTATATAATGGCTACCGTCATAGATATTACGGGCAAAACATACACTATAAATCCCCAAAAAAAAACAATAATATCTATTGTAAATAACGTTAGTATCAAAGAAATTCTTACAATTAAGTCAAACATATTGGATGTTGTAATTGAAGACAATCCAAATTTAGAGACAATCCGTATGAATAATTCTGTTTTGCGAACATTGCGCATTACCGGCAATCCAATACTAAAATTTGTGCAAGCGATTCCAATTACTAACTTGGTTATAATAAAAGACAATCCCTTATTGGATTATGATGAACTGTTTTTGCAATTTTCGGAATTTCCAATTGTGAAAATATATATTCCAAATATTGAAATAACTAAACCTGAAACAAAATGCCACAAATCTCTCAACATAAAAGATATTGAATTTGAAAACAACTCGGAGACTCGCAAAAAATCTCCAGATTTTTTGAATACAGAAAATCAATTCATAATTCACAATGAATATTATGATGGTCGGGCATATCCAATAATTACAATACCGAAGGGTATGCTTTTATACACATATACAAATATTGAGCGCGGGATTGATTTGTTTGCAAATATTTACAATACAAACAATTATGATAATTACGAAAATGAAATTAAATTTTTTTATTCAGTTCCGTATGGAGCAAAACTCGGAACTGATGGAAAATATAACCATTGCAACATTGTTGTTTTGACTGCGGATGTTCGGTTGTTATGTTTATTATCACCAGCACCACAAAATATGGAAACAATGATGTTTCCAAGTAAAAACGGTGTTATTGATAAAACCGGTAAGCCGTGTGTTTTGTATAGCAGTGATATAACACATCCATGTGAATTATATGACCATGATTTATGTTTACAAAAAAATTTCAGAATGGTTATGAATCTGCAAGGTTATATAAATATTGATATTGAGGATAGTATGTCAAATGGAGATGCATGGAAAAACGTGTATGGAAATGCAAAATATGTTGATATTATTAAAGAATATTTACAAGGGTCTTGTATATCAAGTACAAGAATTAGTGAATCTAATTATAAATATATAAATAACATTTATTCTTTGCGTACTTTATTTGGATTACCCCAGATAGCATTATGTCCTTTGAAAAATCATTTATTTGATGAACCACATAAATATATTTATGAAAAATTTCTTCCAAAAAACTTGAAACGAAAAGCATTTATGGAAAAATTTATATTTAAAAATTTTAATTATTATATGGTGGATTCTTGTCCAATTGAAGAAATTGAAGAAACACTTGATATACTCAAAAACGACATTGTCCAAAATCGCCAGTATCATTTATTTTATTTGTTGAATACCTACAAAGACCCTGGTTTTATACATTGGAAGAATGTAGGTCCCATTACTACAGAAGATATTGATTATTTATTTACTTATAATAATAACACGGTTGGATCTGCATTTGAGACTGTATCATTTGGTTCTTTATCCGGTGGTAAAACGTGTAAAATAAGAAAACGTAAAACTACTACACAAAAACGTATAAAAAACAAAGATACAACACAATTTGTATTTACACGAACTAGTTTTGGTATGCCAATTATGTATAGGAGACCAAGGAACGACGCTCATTAAAGGGTACCTTAACTGTAGGTTTCCCTTACTTACGTTCCCTTTATAAAAATCAAATAATTTCTTATTTTAAATCAACAATGATTAAATCCAGCATTGATACATCCGAAATCGATGCAAAAACATTTCACAGAATGCTTTTTATTTTCAATTGTGTAGAGAAAGGGTGGAATGTGAAGAAACGCGATGGCAAATACATTTTCCAAAAATCGCATGATGGGAAGAGAGAAGTTTTCATGGAAGACTATTTAGAAAAATTCATTGCTGAAAACTCCTCTTTATAAAAGAAACCTACAGTCTTCGGGCATTTTGTTTTATATCCATTTTTTTATTTGTTTTTCCTTGTCCCCATATTTTTATATGGGGACAATAATTATTTATAACCTTATATAAATGCCTTTTATCAATTCTTATAGCAAAGCAATGAGCATTTTGTCCGAAATTGGTAAAGGAACCTGCAAAGACCGATGCAAAAGTGTTTGGATCCGCAATTTCAAATATGCATTGAAAACCAAGACAAATCCTTTGAAATTGACTTCAGAGACCCGGCGCAAATTGACCCAGAAAATAGAGTTGGTTTCCAGTGTAAATAAATTTAGCAAAACACTGAAAAAATACAAAATGCGAAAATCGCCGCCTTACCCCGCAAACCAAAATTGTGGTAAAAAAATGAAAGGCAACGACGGCAATATGTACGAATCTGTGCCAAATAAAAACGGGATTTGTTCTTGGAAACCAATTATGGAGTAACCAATCTCTCAAACTGTTTTGAAATCTCCTTTTCCAATTCAGGCAACCGAGTGTATAACATCGGGTTCTTGCCGTTCTCATATTTATTGGGGTTAAACTTAATAACTATGTCTTGATAAGAAACCTCTTGATAAGAAACCCCATAATTTACGGTAAGCATGAATCCATTGATTTGGATTTGGCTGGATCCATTTTTATGGACAAACCCATCAAACTTGGAATCGATGAATTTTTGGATGATGGTCTCCTTCGATTTATACACAGTTTGGAGAGAAAGCGGGTCCAATGGGAATGTTTTTATGTAACAATGGGTGCAATACCCTTTGTACCTCCGTAACACATTCTTGCTCGAACATTGTGTGCATCCCTTAACCGCTGAATCGGTTGGTAACCCCGGTTCCAAAGTCCTTACATTTTTTGAATCGGGTTCTCTGTGCATCGAACAAAAAAGAGGTTTTCCAAAACAACATCCATAAACGGCTGGGTTCCGACAAGTATCTTTTTTGCAAATGACCGGCATATAAAAAGGATCCATAAAATTTATCCCCTAAATGTCGCACCAAGGGTGAAACTGGAAAACGGTCTGCCTACACAAGTACAATGTTTTTTACCAGTTTAACCCCTATGTTCGTGTAAGGGAAGGATTTGTTCAAAACCGTCGGTTTCCTTTGAATGTAGAGAAAATGGGCTAAAAATGGGTTTATACGCTTAGATTTAGGAGAAATTATGTTTTTAAATTATATAAAAAAGATGGGAGGAGCCTTAATGCAATTAGTCGCCTACGGCGCACAAGATGTTTTCCTTACTGGAAACCCCGAGATTACTTTCTGGAAGGTGTCGTACAGACGCCACACCAACTTCGCGATGGAGTCCATCGAGCAAACTTTCAACGGTCAGGCCGATTTCGGTCGCCGTGTGAGTTGCACCATCTCCAGAAACGGAGATCTTGCCTACCGCACCTATGTCCAGGTTACTCTCCCCGAGATTAACCAGTCCATGAAGGGCACCAGTGGCGATGTCTATGCCCGTTGGCTAGACTACCCCGGTGAGCAGCTCATTGCTCAGGTTGAGGTTGAGATTGGAGGCCAGAGAATTGACCGCCAATATGGTGACTGGATGCACATCTGGAACCAGCTCACCTTGTCTGCTGAGCAGCAGGCTGGTTACTACAAGATGATTGGCCACACCACTCAGCTTACCTACATCACCGACCCCGCTTTCGCCGACATCAACGGTCCTTGCGCTTCCACTGGAGGCCCCGGCCAGGTTTGTGCTCCCAGAAAGGCTCTCCCTGAGACCACCTTGTACATTCCCCTCCTCTTCTGGTTTTGCAGAAACCCCGGTCTTGCTCTTCCCCTCGTTGCTCTCCAGTACCACGAGGTCAAGATCAACATCGATTTCAGACCCATTGGTGAGTGCTTGTGGGCGGTCAAGGATTTGACTTCCATCTCTTCCTCTTCTTCCCAGGCTGTTACCTCTGCTTACCAGCAGTCCCTTGTTGCCGCTTCTATCTACGTTGATTTCATCTTCTTGGATACCGATGAGCGCAGAAAGATGGCCCAGAACCCCCACGAGTACCTCATTGAGCAGCTCCAATACACCGGCGACGAGTCGGTTGGTTCTTCCAGTAATAAGATCAAGATCAACTTCAACCATCCTTGCAAGGAGCTCATCTGGGTTGTCCAGCCTGATGCCAACGTTGATTATTGCGCTTCCCTCGAGGGCAACAGTACCTTGTTCAAGGTCCTCGGCGCCCAGCCCTTCAACTACACCGATGCCATTGATGCTCTCCCTCCCTCGATCCACGTCTTCGGAGGCCCCACTGAGACCTCTGGTGCCAACGCCTTCATCTCTGGAGGTGTCTTCCAGATGGCCGGTGCCACCGATGCCGTCTCTGGCGGTGCGATGAACAGCAACCAGGACTGGCACGCCACTTCCGGTGTCTTCAACCAGGACGGCTCTGCCCCCAACGGCTCTGCCCTCTCTGATGCCGGCACCTTCGTTCTTTCTGAGACTGCCCTCCACTTGCACTGCTGGGGTGAGAACCCCGTCGTCACCGCTAAGCTCCAGCTTAACGGACAAGACCGTATCTCCGAGAGAGAGGGTTCTTACTTCGACGTTGTTCAGCCCTTCCAGCACCACACTCGTGCCCCGGATACCGGCATCAACGTGTATTCTTTCGCTTTGAGGCCTGAGGAGCACCAGCCCAGCGGGAGTTGCAACTTCTCCAGAATCGATAACGCCACTCTCCAGTTGGTGCTGTCATCTGGAACCGTTGCTGGTACCGCGACTGCCAAGGTCAGAGTATATGCTTACTCTTACAACGTACTAAGGGTGATGGCGGGCATGTGCGGTGTAGCATATTCGTGAATTGGTTTTGCAATAACCTATAATGCGAATAAATGTGTATCCAAAAGATATGCAAGTCTTGATAAAACAAGGCAACATCTCCAAATTGCGGGAAACCCCTCAAGGTATAAAATACTAAGCTGTATAAGAAATTATATAGTGGCTTATGATAACAACATAAGGTATAGTAAAAAGTTTTATATTATAGGGCAATCCGCAGCCAGTCTTCTAAGTCCGATATGATAGGATATGAAGGCGGTTCAACGACTAAATGCTGATGGGCGCGAGAGAACTAATCATTCTCAACGAACGCTTAAGATATAGTCTATTCCCACCCGAGAGGGTGTTGTGCCCATTCAAAAAGCACAAGGTTTAGATAAGAGGAAATGCTTATTTGTTAGAAACCGGTATAAAAGCTTAAAGCTATTGCACAACACCATAATATGGTATTGATTATTTGATAAAAAACATTTTTTTATCAAAAGATTTATTTATTTTTTACCAGTTGTTCTACACGCATTTTTTTGTATTCTTCGTCTGCGTATTTTTCTCTCGTGGTTTGCCGTTTTGTTTGTCGCTGTTGGTCTTGGTATTCTTTTACTTCATTTTTTGTCATTTTATTTGCCACAGGTTTTATTGCATTTGAAACGTAAACACTAGGTTTGACCATCTCTATTTTTGAAGAATGTGTAAATATTTTCTTCAATTGTTCAAGAAAATCATTATATTCCATATCTTTTTTCATAAAATTACATTCGCCACAGCAAGAGTTCGCATTTTCAACTGTGTATCCAATATCATTGTCAAATCTATCAACTCCATTTGTGTGTATTTCATCCGATTTCTTGCCACAAATATAACAGTTTTCCTGAATTAAATTATCAAACTGTTCTTGGGATAAATCAAATGAATAATTTCGTCTGATTGCACTGGTTTTATAATTTGAGTATGATGCTTTTCCGTGATTTGCAAATGCGGTTGGATAATAATTTCCATTTTTTATCATACTATTTTGGGTTAATATATGTTCAACCCTTTGTAAGAATGTTATATTATCAACAGAGCCCTTCAGATAATTGCATACTTTACAACAACTAACACAGTTTTCATATACATATCCTTGTGTTTGGTCCATTCTATCAATTCCATTAAATCCTTTTTCTTGGATTATACCACAATAATAACAAGGTGTTTTAACAATTCCTTCAAATTGTTCCAAAGACAATTCAAATTTTAATCTGTATTTATTAGATTTATATTGATAATTGTGATAGTGTGCGTTAATATCTTTTAAACGTGCATGATTGGCTTCTTCCACCTTTTCCGGATTATTATCACGCCACTTAGACATTGTTTCTGCATTTCTCTTCAAATACTCTTCTTGGTTTTCATTGTGTTGCCTGTCTCTGTAATTTAATGTTTTCAATACAACTTTTTCGGGATTCGCATCTTCCCACTCTTTTTTCGTAGCCTTTCTCTCCGGTTTTTGCGATGCAATCCGTTGAATTTCATTCACATGTTCTTTGTCTCTCTTCTCATTTTGTTTTTTGAATTCTTCTCTGCACTGCGAACAAGTTTTTGTTTCTGAATACTCATTAACCGGTTTAAATTTACAACAAACCGTACACTGTTTCTTTCCATCAACAATTTCTCCAGTAACAGCAGCCCGTTTTGCATTATCTCTTTCTCTCTCCTTCTCCAAACAATCTGGACAACTTTTGAAGGCATAATCTGACCCAAGTTTTGCACGACACCCTTTCAAGTACTTTGCACACGGTTTCATTCCTTCAGCCAAACATTCATCCACAAACAAACAGAGCTGATGCTTGCCACAATAATCATTTTCATCCGATTTTTTGAAAGTGCAACCGTCGGATTTGCACAAAACCACATCATTTTTTGCTTTTGCGCGGTTTTCCACGCCTCTTTCTCCACACGTCAAACATTGAATTTTTCCGGAAGGCAAATCCTTCCATTTGTTGCACCCTTTACAGAATTGTATTGTATCTATCATTTCACTTGTATATTCATTCATATACATGTGGTTCTTGCAAAATGGTGAGCCATAATTTCGACATTGTTTGTTGTTCCTGTCTTTTCCCAAACACTTCATCCAAATATACTGATTTGTTTGTTGCAATATAAGTTTTCAATTTTATAATTATATGAAAAATAAAGAACAATATTTATTGGAACAAAAGCGATAATTTCTAGAATCGGATTCGGTTTATTAAGAAATTATCGCCTTTGTTACAACAAAAGCGATAATTTCTAGAATCGGATTCGGTTTATAAAATCTAAACCGATGAATATACTTAAAGATAATATTCATTAAATATTATATTATGAGTAAACAAATAGACTTTGTAAATTTAATTGAGAAAAATCCACTTATCAGATTAACAGGAAATTATCAATCTATAATGATTGATAAAATCAAAGACAATTTTAACACGTATGAACAACAAATGTTTATTTCAAGTTTTTATTGTTATTTAAATTATGATAGTAAATCAGATTTTATCATTGACTTAGATAATATATGGGAATGGATTGGGTTTTCTCAAAAAGTTAATGCAAAAATTTTGTTAGAAAAAAACTTTATAGTAAATATTGATTATCAAAAATCACAAATATTAAAACAAACAAATGTAAAAGGTGGACAAAACAAAGAAGTATTTTTATTAAATATTGAAACTTTTAAACGATTTTGTTTAAAAGCTGGCACAAAAAAAGCGGATGAGATACATGAATACTACATAAAAATGGAAAAAGTTTTACAAGATGTTTTACTTGAAGAATGTAATATTTTGACTGAACAAATAAAACAAATAAAACTGGATAATGCAACCAAAGATATACAATTAATAAAAAAAGAAGCTGAATATCAAATCAAACTCAAGAAACAAAAGGAGCTTGAAAAGGAAAAAGTCTTATTAAACCAGTTTTCAATGCATATTCCAATTGTCTACATAGTCCGCGTAAAAACATGTGAAACTGGCGAATACATTGTGAAGATTGGTGAAAGTCGCAGAGGCGTGGTCGGAAGATATAATGAACATAAGACTAAATATCCCGAGTGTGTCTTGCTAGATGTATTTGTGGTTCAACAAAGCAAAGATTTTGAATCGTATATTCATAACCATCCAAAAATAAGATGCAACCAAGTAAAGGATATGGAGAAACACGAGAATGAACACGAATTATTTTTGGTCGGCAAAAACTTGACATACCAAATATTAATCGATACAATTAATTCGCAAATAGACAATTACCAAGAATATGGAACAAAGAAAATAGAGCTGGAAATTGAAAAACTCAAAGTAATTGCTATGAATCACGAGAGCCCAGCAATTGTAGAACTTATTGAGTCAAACAAGCGAATAGAAGAATCCAATAAACAGTTGCACACACGAATTAATAAACTGGAATCCATGATAGAGAAATTGCTTGAAACAAAAGTGGTAAAAATTCAAACTGGGTTCCAAGAACCATTGCCAACATTGGGTCCGCGCGTTCAAAAAATCAATCCAGACACAATGCAACTCATCAAAGTATATGAATCAGCAACTCAAGTAATGAATGAGGACCGAACCATTAAACGACCAAGCTTGTCAAAAGCAGTTTTGGAAAACATAATTTACAATGGATTTAGATGGATGTTTGTGGAACGTGATATGGATTCAACCGTCCTCCACAACTTGCAACCAACGCGCCCCACCATTGCAAAAAATATGGATTATGTTGCTAAAATGAATCCCGACCAAACCGAGATTCTGAATGTATATTTGGACCGAAAAACTGCGGCGTTAATGAATGGATATTCAATGAGTGGTTTGGATAATGCCGTGAAAAAAGGAACGCAGACACAGGGCTTTTATTATAAATTATACGGCGAGTGTGATGAGAATGTTGTACAAATTTTTACAGAAAAATATGGAAAAGATGTATTATTGTATAAAGATGGACTCGGAATGTATAACGAAAAGTGTGAATTAGTTAAAGAGTACAAATGCAAATACGATTGCATAAAACTTGAGAGAATGAGCGACAAAACTCTTGCAAAGGCGATGGCCGAAGATAAAGCATATAATGGATATAAGTACAGAGAACTCCCTTCTCGATTAAGTTGCTACTAACAAACTTTTGGAAAAACGAATGTCATTTGACTCGTATTTTGATATCCAATGCACGAGTATATCATCAAATCAACATCTTTTGCATTTTGGAACAAGACTTGCGAAACTTGGGTTGCATAATTTATAATATATTCAATATGATAGCTGGATTGTGCATCTGTTGGATGGTTTAGTTTGGTGACATTTCCATTGTAGCACAAATAAAACCCTAGATAATCCTTTTTCTCTTGAACAATATCACTGTGTCCAAATTCAAAGAACAAGTCTTCTGTCATAATTGTATTATTATTAGATGGTATGCATTCAAGTGTTGCATCATAATGTCCAGCACATACTAACTCTTGTATTGGTCGCCCATAGGGGCTAATATCACAAAGAATATGCCCTTTTTGTGCGAAAAAACAGAGACGTCGCATCGCAAAATTTCGCATTTTCTCTTCAGGACCTAATGAAAATCCATGAGACACAACGATAATGGCGGGTCTATCGCGCAACGATGGAATTGCAAAATTATCAATTGCATGCCGGCCTAGCTTTTCAAAAAACAGATTTGCCTGCTCACTATTAATTGTTTTAAATATACCTTGAATATCTTCTCTTGAACAAGGTTGTTTTTGTATTTTCATCACTTTGCATATGGCTGCGCCAACTATATTTTCGTCAATTCGGTTTAATTCCACAATAATCCAATTTAAAACACGTGTGTCATTTTGTATTAATAATGCACTCACAATATCAGGTTCAAATAAAACACGAACTATATATATTGGGTCAAATTTGTATAAAAGTAATTCCATCAATGACAAGCAGGAATTTGCAGTTGCATAATAAAATATTTTGGCCATAGTTTCATACTGACAATTACGGGTGAGTTGTGTTAAAATATTGGTATCTGAATAAATCAGTAAAATATTTGAAATAATTATATTTTTGTTTTTTACATTGGTTGTATTCATATCAAACATACATTTTATCAAAGTTGGCACAACACCACCCTCATACCAGTTGTACAATACATTATGTTGAATCACAGAATCATTTTCATTTAATAACTGTTTAACCATTGCACTAATTATTCCAATGTGTTCTGAACGTAGTACATACGCTTCTAACAAAGAGTTGTTATACTTTTTATTGTAAAGAACCTTATATGGATATTTTACACGTCGGCTTAAATCAAATGTATAATTTGTAAAAAGGTTGTAAATTTCTTCATTTGCATTGCAAATAAGTGCCCATTCGCTAATGGTATATTCTTCTTTTGCATTATCAAATATAAATGTTTTCTTTAATGGGTCAGATTGACTGTCAAGAAAAGTTTCAAATTCATTAATATCAATTGCGACTCGGTGTTTCATCAAATGTGCATATTCATGATATTTTGTGGGGAATCCTCCTCGCATTCGTCGTGTTTTTCTTGCCATATATATATTGGGTTTAGTCCCTTTATTTTTTTTTGAAATTATGACATTATAATTTCAAATGAAGGAGGGTTCAAAGAGTGCTCTGCACGTATTTCCCTTTAAATAAAGGGAAGAGTCTAAGACATAAGCTCCCTTTTAAAGGGAAGGTTCAAAAGGAAACCTACGGTTTCCTTTAAAATTCCGGATTGTCCGTAAAAACCGGCGCAACCGCGGGCAAATGCGTTTGTTCGGTCATTGCACTAAAGAACCCGTTCATCGATTTGTTCATCGAAAACACCGTAAGCGTAGAAACCCCCACTGAAAAAGCAACCATGGTCGCATCGCGAATGAGTTCTTTCAAAGGTCGCATCTCTTTATCGACATATTTCATCTCTACGATTTTTGCTAAAATAAAGAGAACCGTGGTAATTACAATGATGGCAACAATGGCTTCCATTTCTATATATTGAACCTTTTTCAAAAAGGGTCTTTTTAACCGCGGTAATGATTTTATTTCATAAATAAAAATATAATATAAAGCTTTGAATATATAATTACAAAATGGCAGAAATTATTTTTAGTTGCAGACTTTGTAAAAATAATCAGTTAAAAGATGTCATTGATTTGGGCGAGCAATACATCACATCACGATTTCCCGTCTATAACGACTGGACTACCCCCAAGACGCGCATAACCCTTTGTTTATGTCCATCCTGCGAACTTCTCCAGCTAAAACAAACTACAAACCAGTGCGAATTGTACGAGCACGAATACGGATATATGTCTGGCATCAGCAACACAATGCGCGCTCATTTGAAACAGTATCAAGAAGAGATTGTTTCATTCATTCCCAATTTAAGCCCAGGCGACACCGTCATTGATATTGGAAGCAACGACTCCACAATGTTGCAATTGTATCCGTCCAATCTACGCAGAATTGGCGTCGATCCCACCGGAAAACAATTCGCCCACCATTATGGCGAGGTCGAGCTTTTGCCCACCTATTTTACCCGAGAAAATGTAGTTGAAAAATTTGGCAACATTCGGTGCAAGGCAATTTCGTCCATTTCGATGTTCTACGATTTACCCGACCCGGTTCAGTTTGCCAAAGACATCCATTCTTTGTTGGAGGAGAACGGTATCTGGACCTGCGAGCAAAGTTATATGCCCACCATGTTGGAGCGCAACAGTATCGACACCATATGTCACGAGCATTTAGAGTATTATGCACTAAAACAGGTGTATCAGATCGCAACGGAAGCAGGGTTCAAGATTTTCAATGTTTCGTTCAATGAATGCAATGGCGGCAGTTTTCGCGTTTATTTTGCCAAGATGGAATCGACCCAATTTTCAGAATGCACAAAGACCATTGCGCAGATTTTCGAAAAAGAACGTTCTTTGCAATTGGGAAATCCCGAGACTTATTCAAACTTTATCAAGGCGTGTCATGCCCAAGTAGATAAGCTGAAGACCGCAATTAACGCAATCAATTCAGACGGAGATAAAACGTACATTTATGGCGCATCCACCAAAGGCAATTGCCTGCTCCAGTTTGCCAACATTACGGAATCGCTGGTTCCATTTGCAGTGGAGCGCAACTTGAACAAAGTGGGAAAAATGACAAACACCGGCATTCCAATCATTAGCGAGGAAACAATGCGACAAAATCCACCCAAGTATTTATTGGTTTTGCCGTGGCATTTCCGTGATGAGATTGTCAAGCGCGAAGACGAGTATCTGGAGGCAGGCGGTCAGCTGATTTTCCCTTTCCCCAAATTCGAAATTTACAGCAAAAAGAAGAAGGTGTTGATTACGGGGAACACGGGGTTCATTGGTTCCGTGCTATCTGCGCAACTATATGGCGAATACAGCTTGTATGGAATCAATCACTCCGATAAAAAACAGAATGGCGTGACCCAATTCCACACGGATATTAACCACGGTTTTATGCTGAATCACATTTTTGAAATTGTGAAACCGGATTTTGTCGTGCATTTGGCAGGAATATCGAGTTCGCAGTATGCCAAGGAAAACTGTTTGGAGACGCTCATTGCGAATGGAATGACGACCGCGGTGATTTGTGAAATCATTGAGCGCCAACAGTTGAAAACAAAGCTAATCAATGCATCCAGCAGTGAAATATACAAGGGTCATGGGACGTATGTTGTTGGCGAGAACGATACGCATATGAACCACCTGCATCCGTATTCCATTGCAAAAACACTTGCACACAATGTGGTAAAAATGTATCGCCAAAACGGATTTCAATTCTCGAACGCGGTCATTTTCACGACGGAGGGCAAAGACAAGGGAGCAAAGTTTTTACTCAACAAAGTGGCGGAACATGCGTCGAATGGATCAACTCCAATCCAATTAGGAAATTTGGACTCGTCCAGAGACATTTTACACGTGAGCGACGTAGCAAATGCACTGGTTCATATTATGAAACAAGGACATGCCGACGATTATCTGGTATGCAGGAACGAGAATGTGGGAATTCAAGATTTGGTAGAAAATGTGTATAAGAATTTTGGAATCCATTTGGAAAAACGAGGTACGCAGTTTTTTGATAGGGAGACAAATAAATTGGTCATTGAAACCGATTCGCAGCTCGGTTGTGAAAACGTTTGCCATATTCAAGGTCAAGGAGTTCATTTAAGGTCGCTTGGATGGTCACCAAAAATAAGTGTGGATCAAATTATTCAAGAAATTTGCGAATCAAAAAAATGTTAGGTTTTATTTATTCTATTTTTAATAAAACATATTAGATGCAAATATTATATTCAATACAAGAAATGCCCTTAATTCCCGTATCCATTGGCGAGCTGGTTGATAAGTACAGTATTTTGGAAATAAAAAAAAAATGCATTTTGGATTTGAAAAAATTGGCGGACGTGAAGAGAGAAATGGAAAGTATCCATGATTGTAAAAAATACATGGACGCGTATCCGCGATTTTACAACCAACTTGTTTATATAAATAAAAAAATATGGGATTTAACCGATGAAATTAAGTGTTTGGACCCGAGAGAGAAACCAAATATCTATGCCCAAATCTCTTCAGAAATTTTTGCATTCAACCAAAAACGGTTCCGTCTGAAAAAGTATTTCAACGATTTGAACGAATCCGCAATCAAAGAACAAAAGAGTTACGCAGAAAATGCGTGTGTTGTATATTCAAAAAACATGATTGGAAAATTAGACGTGCTTAGTTTTATTTGCGTTGAGTATGACGCAGTATATGTGCAGCAGGACGAATCGGTTCGCAATTTGCTTCCAAACCCAAACCTGCATTTTTTCACAGGCGACCCACTTCCTTATCCAATGATTGATTTGGACTTGGAAACATTTGAAATCCCGGATGCATTCCGATTTGCACCCATTCACTATACTGCGTCTGGATTGTTGGGAGACTTTATAATGCAACTCTCTGTCATTTGCGAGAATTTTTACAAAACCGGACAAAAGGGCGTTTTGACAATGACCGATGCCATTCCCTTTCGCAGAGGACTCGATGCCACTTACAACGATATCCAGTCGATTGTGAAATCACAGCCGTATATTGAAGATTTTACAATGGAGCCCGCCAGTTGTTGCGATGTTTATTTGAGCAGTTGGAGAGAAAGTGAATTGCTGTATAAAGTCAATTGGCATGAACTGCTTTTGCACGAATATGGAACCCATATGGGCAAACACAAATGGATTCATACTGAAAAACACGCAGAATGGAACTCGAAAGTGTTTATCCATATCACGCCATACCGGTTTCCTATAAACCTGGATTATTCGGCAATTGTTAAAGAACATGGAATTGAAAACATTGTCTTTTTATCTACAGAAGAGAATGATTATGCGTTTTTTGTACATAAAACCGGTATTCATATTCCTTGGATTTATATGCAGCCCACATTTGAGGAACTTTGCATTGCGGTCCATTCGTGCAAACTTTTTATTGGGGCGCTTTCAATGCCATTGACAATTGCACAGGCGTGCCAAGTGCCGCGCATCATTGGACTTTGTGGAGATTGTGATGATTATTTGAATATTTGAACCATTTGTCTTGGGTGTAAAAAATCCGGATTACTTGGTTTTCATAAATTCAATTTCTTTCTCTTGTGTCTCTATCAGATTTCTGAGAAACGGTTTGATTTCGCTTTCTTTTTCCAAAAGTCGTTTGCTCATATGAATCGCCATGGAGTGATGCGGTATCATCCCCAACTTATATTGGTTCTCTGTGATTCCAAATTGGGTACGGATGCATCCCACGCTCACCGCAATCATAAAAACTCCAATCCCCACAATATGAAGTTCTTTGTAAATAATCCCCATAAAAAAGAACATCCATCCGGTCATGAGCAGCGCCATGTACAAGTCGTTCAAACTAAAGCGCCAATCATCTGTTTTGTCTGCCCACACATTCATTGTGGAACAAAAACTCGACAAAATCATTATAAAAAACATGATTGTGTAATGGGAAAACTGCATTTTATTATATAACAATATAATAAAATATTAAATAAACAGCTCAATGTGGATGTAAATATCCGAAACGCAATCCACGTTGTAAATATCCGTTTCATTTGAAACTGGAATCCCCTTTTTCTCAAGCACAACATATTGGTCTTTCTTAACCTTTAATAAATCCACGCAAAACGAAATCGCATGAGTTCCCAACAAAATATCCACGGTTTCTTTTTCCCATATTTCATGGATTCCGTATTTAATCCAAACATGCACGTTGTTGTATTCATCCAGTTGCACATTTTCGGGCAATTCGGGTTCGCACTGCACCTGCAACGTGTCGTAAATGAGTTCATTGTGCCAAAGTGGAACCAGGCACGTTTCGTCCCCTACTTTTAATTTATAAACCGACTGGTTGAACAAATCGTCTAAATTTGGATTGAGAACAATGATTTCGGTGATTTGTGCGGTTGCATTTTTCTTGTCGATGATTTCACACACCTTATCTAAAAATTGCGTGGAGAGATGCAAGTAGTCGCGATATTTCAACAACACTTCATAGACTTTTTGCGCACGACGCACATCCATTTTCTCAAATATTTTGGTTTCACAGGTCCCAATGATTTTCATTAATAAAGGATGGAACACGCGTTTCTGCAAATGCTGGTTGTTGTAAAGTGTTTCGAAAAAAGACGCAACCAGAACCGACCATGATTCTTGATTTTCGCCAATTCTCTCCGAAAAATGATTCATCAAATAATCGTGCGCCTCTTTGATTTCTTGGTATTCGGCGGTAGCATTGGGCGATTTGTTTTTGTCGGGATGATACTTGAGCGCCATCATTTTATACTGTTTTCTCACCGTCTCTGCATCCAGATTGAATTCATTGATTCCAAGTATTTTACAAGCTTTTGGGAAATTCATCGTAATGAAACGTTTTTATTATTATGTAATGCATAATACTTTCTAAATGGTAAATTGTCCTATAATTATTATTAAAATATTTGAGAAAATTGTACATTCGCGTCAAAACATGGCTGATATCTTGCCCTTTCAACAAATCATTCTCTACAAAGTATGAAAAAATATACCAAATGCATTCGACGGTATCCAAATTATACGTCAAAATGTCATAGAGAGAGTCGCGAAACGTGGTATGAACCAGTTTGTCGGGGGCCAGCATTTGCGCGATGATTGCATCACAAATAATATTGAAAATGTCGTCGGGTATTTTCTCTGCATATTCGGCTTTACCAAAGTAATTGAGTTCCTTAATATTCAACACAGTTTTCATATCGGTCGATTCAATCAGGTTGCACGTTTTATCTTCGTTCTCGGGTTTGATACGGCAATTGGATATTTTATGGACAAATTCATCTTCAACGGTCGTGGTTTCTTTATTGTATTTGCGAATTTTCGGCTGTTGTTTTACCATCTCTACATAAAGATGTTTTTCAGGCCGTTTCACATGGATGATTTCACATGCATCTAAAATATTGTTTGGGATGTAACTGATGTGTTCCGAAACAATGATAAATCTAAGCTGGATGACCGATAAATTGGTGTTGTATTCCTGGATATAACTGTAA